GATTTAGGTGACGACTGCCGCGGGGTGCTAGGCCTAGCGTCACTAGGACCCACAGAGGATTGCAGGGTTTCGGAGCCAGTACCGGCCGGCACCATCAGAGGCGTCACACTCGTAGTCGAGGTTACGCCAGAGGCAGAGGCTGCGTGGACCAGTAGGGAGTAGTCGTGATGATACGAGACACACACACAGACATGACGTAGGTGCGTCATACGGAGACAGATAGGTCATGGTATGACGAGCCTATGTCTGTCTCCCATGGTTGTCCCTCATGCGCGATGCATGGGGGACAATTTTTTTTGCGCGTTTTGATTTTTTCTTGACTTGGCGCTTCCATCCACGATAGCCTAGATAGACACGATCAAACATTGTCGAGATTTTTTTGTGGCGATAGGCGATGACTCGAAACTGCAAACAGCTAGGCGTTCAGCGAATGGCTGAACAGCTTCGGCCATATCAGTTTCGGCCTGGTCAATCGGGCAATCCTTCCGGGAGGCCGAAGCAGCCTCTTCCTGCCGCTAAGCTTGAAGTTGTCACGCAAGAGCTTCTGACGAAAACAGTCGACGAATTAAAACAGATTGTCGACGATCCCAAAACGCCTTCCTACAAAGTTTTAACCGCGAAAGCAATTCTTCGCTCAACGATCACTGGTGACTATTCGCACGCAAAAGAAGTCATAGATCGTGCGGTGGGCAAAGTCGTCGAAAGAATAGAACAGGACGTTAGCACGACTGATTTGTCGCTGCAGTTACTTTCTGATGTTCAACTTCTGCAACTCGCGAAAGAAGCCGTGAAAGTGATTGAATCCGATGCTCGACCAGCTTTGCCTACGCCCAGCACAGAACAGTGATGCTAGTTTCATTTTTAACTCATGGCTTCGAAGTCATGAGACTTCGCCATTTGCGCGCTTCATCCCGAAAAAAGTTTATTACGAATTTCAAAAAGATATTGTGCAAAAAATTTTAGATCAATCACTAGTGCTCATAGCAGCAGCGAACGATGATTCTGATCATATTCTTGGCTATCTTGTGTATTCGATCACAGATGAAAAACTCTACGTGCATTATTCTTACGTGAAGCAAGTATATCGCCAGATGGGAATCGCTACGTCGATGTTTAAGCGTTTGTTCGATGGACTAGGTGATGATCAGATTGCGATTGCAACTCACGCAACAACTTACTATCCGTATCTTTCGCGAAAATTCAAAATGATCTATAACCCATATCTTATCGAGAGGTTTACAACATGAAGCTCAAAGCAGTGAAGTTTGCAAACGCGGTGAAAGTAGAGGGATCTGAAGAAATTTATGCTGACGCTCGAAAGTATGTGATCGAAGTGACAAGAGAGCCATATCTTCGCATTCGTCAGAATGGAAAAACTACGTGGACTTATACTAGTTTTTATAACGTTGTTAGTTTCACTCCATACGAGGAAAAAGAATCTGATTCGGATACGGAACAAAGAAGAGGCCCGGGACGTCCTCGCCGAATTGATGAGGCGAAGCAAGCTCACGCGTAGAGTTACTGATGATAGTTTCGCAAAGCAAGCAGCATTCGTCGAGGACAGATCAAAGATGATTGCCGCCCTTTGCACGCGTCGTGCGGGAAAATCATATGGTGCTGGAATTTGTCTTACGAACGCGGCACTGCAAAACCCTGGAGTATCGTGTGTCTATATTGCGCTTACGAAAGATTCTGCGCGCAAGATAATGTTCAAAGACATTATGCGCGTGATCGATCGAAAATTTAAGCTTGGCTTTAGCTTTAACGAACACCTGCTAAAAATTTCTGCACCGAATGGATCGATCATCTATTTCACTGGCGCAGATGCCACAGATGAAGAAATGTCAAAACTTCTGGGGCAAAAGCTCAAGCTAGCCGTGATCGATGAAGCTGGTTCGTTCCGGCGAGATCTAAGAGATATAGTTTTCACGATTCTTCGTCCCGCGTTAGCTGACCTAGATGGACAGATTCGCATGATTTCAATGCCAACCAATATTCATGCGGGACTGTTTTTTGATGTTGTGCACAACTTATCCCCAGGCTGGTCAGTACATAGGTGGACTGCGTACGATAATCCGTACATGCGAGAGGCTTGGGACCGAGAGATTAAAGATCTTATAGCCGCGAATCCAAGAATCACAGAGACGCCAACGTTTAAGCGCGCCTATCTCGGCGAATATGCGATTGATACATCGGCTTTAGTGTACAAATTCAGCGAACAAAAAAATAGAACTAACGAGCTTCCGCCATTCGCTGATTATACTCACGTGTTAGGCGTTGATCTTGGCTACCATGATCCTTCGGCGTTTGTTGTTTGCGCCTACTCGTCGAAGTCTAACAAGCTGTTTATTATCGACGAGTATAAACGTTCGGGGATGACGATTTCTGATGTTGCCGAGATGATTAAAGTTCTTCGGGCACGGTATGACATTAGCCGAATCATCGTCGATAACGCGGCAAAGCAAGGCGTTGAAGAAATAAAAGCACGCTACGGCATTCCGCTTGAAGCGGCAGAAAAACAAGGCAAAGTAGAGTTCATCGAACTTATGAACTCGGATTTTATCTTGGGCAATATTCTTTGCCTTCCCAAGGTGAAGCTTCTGCCCGAAGAATGGGCCTCGCTTATCTGGGACGATAGCGAGCGAAGGCGTGAGCATCCCGCGTGCGAAAATCATTTGTCTGATGCAGCCTTATACGCTTATCGTTATTGCTACCAGTATCTCTATCGGCCAACGTCCAAGGTAATCCGCACCGAAGCGCAAAAAATAGACGAATGGGAAGAAGCGGAAGCTGAAAGACTTAAGCGCGAAGAAGAAACGCCATTCTGGGAGGCTATATGAGCGAAGAAAAAAGTATCGAGCAGCAAAGTCAAGGCGCTTTGACCACGGCACACATTGAGATGTTTATGAAAATGATGGTTGCATACCAAATTGATGAGCTTCAGATTGGGCACATAAGAATAAAAAAGTCGCTTCATGAAATTAAAGAGATGCAAATTCAGCAAAAGCCAAGCGAAGAAAATATATCAGACGATGAGGCCCTATTTCATTCGGCAATGTAGGAGATAAACAATGCCAGATGTTCAAGTTTTTAAAGATTGGCAAGGTGAAAAAGAACACTTCGCTTCGAAATGGTGGACTGAAGACGACGCGAAGGTACACGAGTCAGTTATCGCAATCGCAAAAAAGATTTTGCAAAATCAAAACTACCGGCAAGAAGAAAACATTAAGCACCTTCGCCTATATGCGAACAAAGAACTCATGGGAATTCATGCTGGACTCTTCAATCAAATTCGGCAAACTCCACGAAGCGATGATCATCGCCTAACTCTTAATGTCGTTCGCTCTTGCATTGATACTGCCGTGTCAAAGATTGGCAAGTCAAAGCCAAGGTCAATGTTTCTTACGACTGACGGAGATTGGGCACAAAGGCGAAAAGCGAAGCAAACCACGCTATTCTTCGATGGTTGGTTTCATGAAAGCTCGGCATATGAATACGGCAGAATGGCATTTCGCGATGGTTGCGTATTTGGAACTGGTGCGGTCAAAATTTTTCGAACTGGCGAAGGCAAAGATCAGAAAATAGCATGCGAACGCGTTCTCATGGATGAGATTATCGTCGATGACATTGAAGGAATGTACGGAACGCCACAAAATCTCTATCAACGAAAATACATCCCTAGAACAGTTCTTTTCGATATGTTTCCAGATGCGAAATTTGCGCGCGCAATTGAAAGCGCTCCGTCAGGAATTAGCCGTGCTGCATACGTCAATGCTGTTTCGGATATGGTTGAAGTTTGGGAAGCTTGGCATCTTCCGTCGTCCAAAGGTAGCAAGGACGGAAGGCACGTGATCGTGATTGAAGGCGCTACGCTATTTTCTGAACCTTACAAAAAATTATATTTTCCGTTTGTGTTTTTTCGCTGGTCACCTAGGCTTGTTGGCTTTTACGGGTCTGGTCTAGCCGAAGAGCTAACTGGAATTCAGATAGAAATTAATCATATGCTAATCACGATTCAGCGCGCACAACGCCTAATGTGCAACCCGCAAGTTTGGCTCGATGTTCAAAACAAACAAAATAAACACACAATGACGAACCTGATCGGTGGAATAAACTACTATTCAGGCTCTCCTCCGGTTTATGTTTCTCCGCCGGCAATGCCTGCAGAATTTTATGCTCACCTTCAAGATCTTTACAGAAAGGCATTTGAGATAACTGGAACTTCGATGATGTCGGCAACGTCACGAAAGCCTGCCGGCTTAGATGCGGCAGTAGCACTTCGCGAATATCAGGACATTGAGTCAGAAAGATTCATGTCTGTCTCTATGGCGTACGAAAAATTTTATCTCGATCTAACCGAAATCGTATATGACGAGTTTGAAGAAATGTACGAAGAAGGAATTGACGTAACAGTCAAATCTGCCGGGAAAAAATCTTTCACTGGACTAAAATGGTCAGATGTCAGAATGCCGCGAGATAGCTATACTATTCGCGTATTTCCTGTTTCGCTTCTGCCTACGACTCCATCGGGAAGACTGCAAAGAGTTCAGGAACTAATTCAAGCCGGGATGATGACGCGCGAAGAAGGGCTTGCGCAACTTGACTTTCCTGATACCGAACATTGGGTCAGTCGCGCAACTGCTCACGTTAGCGTCATTGAAAAATATATCGACCGAATGCTAGACGGGGAGCCAATGGTACCAGAGCCTTTCATGAATCTTAGGCTCGCGCAAACCATGGTTCAAAATGCCTACCTTCAGGCAATAGCTGACGACGCGCCAGATGAAGTGATAGATATTCTTCAGTCTTTCATGGACCAAGTCGATGCAATGCTAGCAGCGAAAGAGCAGACTCAAGCTACAGCAGCGACACAACAAGCTGATCTAACGCAGAATACACCTTTGGCAGTGCCAGAATCTCTGCCGGTGTCTGATCTACTACCTATGGAAGGAGCAGTACAATGACGACGGAAGCCCAAACAATAACCACCAGTGAAATTCCAGCGATTGCGGTTGGCGATGCTGCATCTTCGCAGACAGATGAAGCGCAAAAAGAAGCAGCAGAAGAATCTGATCAAAAAACAAAAGAGGCTAAAGATTCTAACGGCAAAGATGATGAAAAATTCAGCCACAAGTTTACAATTCTTCAAAGACGTGAGCGAGAGATTCAGCGCAAAGAAGCGGAGCTAAAGGAGAGAGAGCGAAAAATTCAGGAAGATAAAGACTACCGGGCATACATCGAAGCGAAAAATTCGCGCAATCCGATTGCAGCACTTCAGGCTCTAGGGATGACGTACGAGGACGCAACGAAATTTGTGCTTAATGATGAACGCCTAACTCCCGAACAACAAATCAAAGCGCTTCAGGAAACAATAGAAGAATTAAAGAAAGACTTGACGGGTTACAAAAAAAGTAAGGAAGATGAAGAGTATCAAGCAATCATACGTGCAGCGAAGAATGAGATTCATAGCCTAGTCGACTCACGGCCAGACGATTTCGAATTCATTCGAGCCAATAACGCGTATGATGAAGTTTGGGAAGTGATTGAAGAGTTTCATCGGCAAACCGGGCAGATTTTGCCATACGAAACCGCGGCCAAGCAGGTCGAGGATTTCTTGGAAAAAGATGCCGCGAAGCTTTTGACTCTGAAAAAACTTTCCTCAAAGTTAGCGCCACAAAAAGTCGAAACTCAAGATGCAAAGACGACACACCACCAAAGGCAAACGCTAACCAATAGCATGGTATCTGCGGCACCGAATGTTCGGAATCCGGCAGAACAGCGCTACATGACTGACGAAGAAAGCAAGGCTGCTGCTGCTGACTTTCTGCGCAGGGCATTAGCGACACAAAACTAAAAATGTTTCAAAAATTAAATATCGAGGAGTAAATAGCTATGCCTTCAGGCCTAAATTTAACGGCGTATGATGCCGCCTTAAGGGTCCACTACACTTCGGATCGTGTTGAGGATATGACGTATCGTGACAATCCTTTTTATGCTTTGGTACCGAAATATCAAAAATTTGGCGGCAAGAATTTGCCGATTCCAATCATCTACGGCAACCCGCAAGGACGATCGAAGACTTTCTCGAATGCTCAAGCGCGTTCAACGGTAACCTCAACGAAAATTAAAGATTTCGTTCTGACCCGCGTCAAAGATTATTCTGTGGCAACAATTGACGGCGAAACGCTTGAGGCTTCAATGGGAAACGAAAACGCCTTCATGGACGCCGCGACGACAGAGATTGATGGAGCGATTCATTCGCTTACGCGTTCTTTGGCGATCAACATCTTCCGCGATAGCTCTAGCTATATCGGCCAAGTTGCAGCAACACCACCGAACAGTTCTGGCACATTTCAAATCACTCTTAAGAACATTCAGGACGTCACCAACTTTGAAGTTGGCCAAGTTCTAGTTGTGTTCTCGGCGAAATCTGGTGGTGTTCAGCGAAACTCTGACGGAACGGCAGTTACATTTCCTATCGTTGCAGTTAATCGAAACACTGGAGTGATTACTGTATCCGGTACCTATTCCGGTTCGGGTACATTTGCCGCGAACGATTTCATTTTCGTCGAAGGTGATAGGGGTAACGGTATCTCTGGACTTGAAGCGTGGATCCCTTCTTCTGATCCAACTTCAACGCCATTTTTCGGCGTGGATCGTTCCGTTGATGTTACGCGTCTTGGTGGTTTGCGTCTTGACGCTACTTCGCTTCCGATCGAAGAAGCGTTGATCGAAGCCGATGCTACTGTTGCGCGCGAAGGTTTTTCTTTGACGCATTTCTTCATGAACCATAAACAATATGGCAACCTGAAGAAGGCTTTGGGTTCCAAGGTGCAATACATTGACGTGCAGGCTAACGCTCGAATCTCATTCCGTGGTGTTATGGTTGACGGTACGCGTGGACCAATCAAAGTCATTCCAGATCAAAACTGCCAAGCAGATAGAATCTGGGGCCTCAACATGGACTACGTGAAACTATATTCACTCGGTAAACCTGTACGCGTAATTGATGCAGACGGTTTGTCGATGCTTCGGCAAGCTGCTGATGATGGTGTTGAGGTTCGATATGGTTTCTATGGCAACTTAGGCTTCCGTGCTCCGGGATCCGCAGTCAACGTTCAGATCTCGGCCTAAGTGGTACATCCGTGATGTTGGAGGCCGGATGATTATCATCCGGCTTCCGTTTCACGGAAGTTTGAATTTCAAAATCTTTTTATTATTGCGCGATGACGCAGAAGGAAAATTAAAATGGCTAATCGGTTACTAAAACAATTTCAAGGAACACTGGAAGCCGGCGTCGTAAAGCTTTATGGCGTTGTAACGACGTCAACATCTGGCACGATAGCATCGCAATCTTGCAAAGGCTTTAGCGTTGCTAAGACGCCAGGCAAGTCTGGCCGCTATACTGTTACGCTAGCTGATTATTATTCTGCACTTCTGCATTGCGGCGTTGTGATTGAGGGATCTTCTGATGCAGCTTACACTTCAGCGAAAGGTCTCACTCATATTCTTCGCAACGTTTCAGTTAGTTCTTCGGGAAAAACTTTCGATATTCAGTTTAACGATCCAGATGGCTCGCCTGCTGACGCAGAGATTGAAAACTCGGCAAAGTTTTATATTGAAATCACGCTTAAAAATTCCAGCGCGTACTAAGCGAGGTTTAGCATGATGATGATGCTTGGACCGAAAAAGAAAAAAATGGTTTCCACCATTGTCGCGCAAATTGTTCGCCAACCAATTCCCAAAAAGATGGATGAGGAAGGCAAAGAATATGACGAGATGGAAATGGGCCTTGAGTCTGCCGCGAGCGAAATAATTAAAGCCTTGGAAGCCAAGGATAGCAAGGCTTTGATGACGGCACTTAAAGACTTCATCTATCTTTGCCAAGAGGACGATCAAGGCGAAATGAAGGAGTAGCGCTTTATGTCTACTCTTTTACAGTTGCGTGATCAGGTTAGAAGCCGTGCTGATATGACGAACTCGGAGTTTGTTTCTGACTCGGAGTTAGATCAGTACATAAACGACAGCTACAAAGAACTCTATGATCTTTTGGTTTTGAAGTTTGATGATTATTTTATTGCTGATCCACTAGAGTTCACAATATCAACAGGCAACACGTACGATCTTCCAAATGATTTTTATAAGCTTCGCGGTCTCGACAGAAAAAACGGTCCAAATGATTACTACGAGCTTGTTCCTTTCAATTTTCATGATCGCAATAAAACTGGGATTCTATTTCATGACGTGCGCTATCGCATTCTTGGGCTAAAACTTCACATAACGCCGATAGATTCCGCATCTGGTGATTATAGAATGTGGTACGTTCCAAAGCTCGCAAAGCTAGTTCTTGGAACTGACGCAACGCTTCCACAAGTTGAACCTTGGGAAATATACATTGTCACCGATTCGGCGATTAAATGTCTTCAAAAAGAAGAGTCCGATGTTTCTGTTCTATACGCACAAAAAACAGAACTCACAAAGCGAATTGAAGAAGCAGCAGAGAATCGTGACGCAGGCTTTCCGGCACAAATCACAAATGTCTATGGACGCGGCGATGACACGCTCTTTCCAAGGTGGAGAAGATGATTCCGCAACTTAAAAAAATTAAAACTGATGACATAGATTTGCGATTTTTGCAAGACGCGGTCAATGAAACTTTAAACATGATAGTTCGGCGTGAGATTTTAGACGGCAAGCTCATCAAAAACATTGCGTTAACGACTGGTACGCCGAAAACAGTGGATCATGGACTTGGCCGCGTAGTCCAAGGATGGATTGCCGTACGAAAATCGGCGAACGCAAACATTTGGGACACAAAAACGCAGCTTGAAGAACGGTTTTTAGTTTTGAATTCATCGGCTAATGTAAACATAGATCTATGGGTGTTTTAAATGGCAACGCAATATATGTCTCTCACATTGCCTACTGTTTCGGTTACTCCCGGACCGAATTGGGCGACAATAATAAATCAAGCCTTAACCGTTATCGACTCACACGATCATAGTTCCGGCAAAGG